GGTTTAGGGGGCTGGGGTGCCACTACTTGGGTCTATCGGTTTACGTTTAAGGCCGTTGGCTGCTACAAGGCCGCTTAGTGTGCCAGTCATAAACACTGTAAGGGTCGATAGTAGGTCGATAAATTGGGCGTCATTTGGTGACTGTTCTAAAGGCTGGGTAACGAACAGTAGGCCGTAAACAAAACCTATAACGGTTAAGGCAAACGTTACGGCAATAGTGCAACCGACGAAAACTATCATGCGGGCGTGTAAGTGTTCTATTTCTGCGGGTTGCTTAGTCATTAGCTGCTCTTTCGCATTGTTGAATAGTGCTACAACGTGTTAGCGCGGTGTTGCGTACTTTTAATGGGGCGTTAGTTCGTGTTGTTTCGCAAGCGGTCAAGACAAGTGCAAACATGACACTAGCCAAGTAGTAGCGCGGCTTCATCGGCTGTTATTCCTAGCCTGTCGAGTACGGCCTGTTTTGCTGTGGCTTTGTCGGCTTGCGCTTTGGCTTCGGCTTCGGCTTCGGCTTGTATTGTTTTATAGTTTGCTAATTCGTCGGCGTTCATGTCGCGGTCTGTTATTGTTTCGCCGTCAATTATGCGTGTTTGTGGTGTTGTCATGTCATGCCCTAACTAAGTGCGTAGCCGTAAATGTTTACTGTACCTGCCGTGAATGTACCTGCCGATGTACCTAACACAAATCCTGTGTGCACTCTTGAGTTAGAGTTTTCGCCACCAACGACATAGCCGCCGTTGTTGTTTGCTGATGAAAAATTGCCTGCAAATCTTGACCTATAACTTGCGCTATCTACGCTTGTTACTTGCAATTGACCTGTAAAACTTGCGCCAGCAAGCAAAGCAACTGTTGCTGATGTTGAGTTGTTGTTTCCACTAGCGGCAGTTGTGGCGTTAAAACCAAAACCAAACAAGCCTGCATAATATCCTGTTGCTTCAGTTGTTGGGCCAGCGTAACGAAATTGAAAAGTTAAATTAGCGTTTGAGTCGTTTTCGCCATTAGAAATCGTTATTAAATAAAACTTGTATGTAGCACTAAAAACATTATCAAAAGTTGTTGTTGCGCCCGACAAAGTGCCGCCACCAACACGCACCAACGCGCCAGATGTTGCAGGCCCGACAGTAGCCCACGCCGCGCCATCGTAATACTGCACCACATTCGTGCTAGACAAATAACAAAGTTGGCCCTCTGCCAGCACCTTTTCGCTTGTGCCACCAAACGCTGCGTCACGCGTAACAGTTGTAGCAAAAACAGGTACGCCCGTGCCGGCGCTTATATTCATGTTTGCAGCAGTCAACACCTCGCCGCTAGCAAATAACGGTACTGATGTCTGTTCGTTTGGCATAGTTCCTACTTTACGCTAAAACTGGCTGTGGGTCTTGGATGTCTAATTTACCGTAAATCGGGTCGTTAAGAATGAACTCGTACACAATTACTGTGCTGGCCGTATAAAACGTGACTCGATGGCCGTTGTTTAAGTTAACCGATATTTCTACGCCCTCAACCGATAGTTCTTGTGCTACTTCGCCGCCTGTAATTGTGTTGGTAATTGTGATGGTGTCACCAATATCTACTAGCGCCAGTGCCTCGCGTTGGGCTGTAGTGAGCATCAAATAATCGGTTTGCACGGCGTTAAACGTGGCTACAGGCTCGCCTACAAGTAGGTATTCTGCCAGCGCTAGCGCGGCTGCATCGTTGTGTAGCAGGCTGTTAGTGATGCTTACGTTCTGGATTAGGTACTTGGCTTGGCTTGCTGCATCGTCTGCGACCTCTGGGCTAGTAGCGCCTAGATGTTGGATGCTCGCCCGGTTGACGATCACGTCAGCGTTGTAGATAATGCCTAGCGAGTTGTAAGGGATGTTTGTGCCGTCATCGTGGAAGTCTGCGACACTGCCTGACAGTGTGTTGCCTATTCTTGGCTGGCTGGTCAGAACGCCTGTGCGCGCCATAAAAATACGGCCCTGTTCGGCTTGCTGTATTTGGTCTATATATGCCTTGACGTTTGTGCCGTTAGGGACGGTGTACGCAGCTGCGCCGCCAAGCGTTTGCGTACCTGTTTCTATGTCACGTGTCAACGCAGGGTAAGCAACCTCTGGTAGGTCTAAGACGGCTGCTAGTCGAGCGCTAGACAATTGCTCACTGACATTAAACTCAGCCAACGCAGTTTGTGCCAACAAATAAAAATCGTCAGCACAATAAACGCTAACCGTGTTCTCACCGCCTAACTCGTAGTTGTAGTCGTAAGACACGATCTGACCAACAAACAGCGCTATAAATGTGCCAACGCTGTTGTATCTGCCAAACGACACCCGGCGCAAAGGCGCTAATGTAAATTGCCCTGCAGGGTCAACATACGGACTAGACGAGTACAAAGGGTTTAGTGTGCCGCCTGCTAGTTCATCGTTTAAGTTAAATGACATTGTGCCAGCGCTGAACTGATCGCCTACGTCACGCCTACCGCGTTTGATATTGACGTTGGTCGAGTATTCCAGCATTGGTGCAAACTCTGTTGTGCCGTCTAAAACGTACTGTGTGTTGTTAAGCACGCCTTTAGTTGCGTTGTCAAGCACGAACGCGTCAATCTGAAACCCTGTATCTATAAATAGTTCGTAATCGCCGCTCTGAATAACTGACGTTGACATCAGGCAACCGCAATGTTGGCTGGGCCTGCCGCTCTGTTGTATGCACGTATAGCGTTAACTACAGACTCACCAATCTCAGCGCTAGTACTAATACCGCCAGACACGTTGATAGTTACATTGCCGCCAGTACGCGCCGCAATACGTTCAGCGTTACCAAAAGTTGTCAAACCGCCTTGTACTCGCCCGATACCAAACGCACCACCATCAGAACTACCACCGCCACCATTACCACCAGCGCTAGGCAACGGCGCTGCAGGGGCAGGCATAGCCGGCATAGACGGCACACCTGCCATGATCGCGCCAACACCGCCCTCACGCGCTGCACCAGAGCCAACAGCTGCCGCACTGCTACTGCCACCAATGTTGGGCAAATTGATAGTTGGCAATGATGCAATGTCGGTAAATGGGTTAAGCAGGTTCATGCCTCTAATAATTAAGTTGATTGTGCTAATCCATGAGTTAGCAAAAATCTCAAAACCAGTAATCAGGCCGTTAAGTACGCCGTTGACAATTGTGCGGAATGTCTCAAACTTGTTGTATGCGTAAATGATGCCAACTACAAGCGCTGCGACACCTGCCGCAATTGCTGTAAATGGGTTAAGTGCCATTGCAAAGTTAACTGCCAAGATCGCTACAGATATTGCGGTGATCGCGCCAGCGATTGCTAAGAACGCTTGTGGGTTTTGTTGTGCCCAGTCTGCAAACTTTTGTAGCACTGGCAAAACCTTTTGCACAATAGGTAGCAACGCTGCGCCGATTGACTCTGTGGTTTCGTCTAACGAGTTTTTTAGTATCTTAAATCTGCCTGCAGCGGTATTGGCTGCGGTTGCGGCTGCACCACCAAACGTGCCGCCTAGCACGTTCATTACGTCATCGAGCGTTGCGCCATCTTTAATCATGGCTTTAATCTCTGGTGACAAGGCTTGTAAGCCTTTCATGTTGCCGCCATACGCCTTCGCCAGCGCCTCAGACACCTCAGCAAGCGACTTGTTAGACCCAATAGCAATATCCTGTGCCAGCGACAACGCGCTAGTTGCTGTAGCAATGTCCTTTGTGCCAGTAACAAGTACAGCCAGTGCCGGGCGTAGTTCGCTGTCAGCCGTGCCAGTAGCCCTTGACATCGCGCTAATCATGTCCTCAGTCGCTGCAACCTGTGCATCTGTTGCCGCAGTGACGTTGTTTAATGTCAACGCAAGTTGTGCGGACTGTGCCTCATCCTCTGCAGCTGCAGCCACCGCAGCACCAAGAGCCGCAGTGACCGCACCGAGCGCGGCAGCGGCAGGAACTGCAGCCTTTTTAATAGCAAACTGTGCTTTTTCGCCAACTGTTTCTAGTTGCTTAAATTGTTTGAGCGCTTTGTCAATGCCCTTGCCGTCAAACTCTGAGATAATAGGTATAGACAGCATTACATTGCCTGCCTAACAACGCGTGCGGTATCCAAGATCATTTTTTCCATTTGCGTTTCTATGCCTCGCCGCGCTTTATACACGGCAGGCCCGATCAGTCGAGTGCGACCAGCGCCAACAAAACCTAACTGATCGCCTAAACGGTTTGCGTTAGCGCGCCCTGCAGTCTCAAAAATTGC